AAACACGGTGGAGGTGTTGGTATTGGTATTAACCAAATCAGACCTGCAGGTGCTACTATAACAGGTAATGGTACGTCAGATGGTGTTGTACCTTTTTGTAAGATATATGACTCAACTATATTAGCAACAAATCAAGGATCAGTAAGACGTGGAGCTGCTAGCGTTAACTTAAACATAGAACATGCAGACTTTGAGGATTGGTTAGAGATTAGAGAACCTAAAGGTGATGTAAACAGACAATCACTTAACATGCATCAATGCGCCATTATAGGTGATAAGTTTATGCGTAAGTTGAGTGCAGGAGATAAAGTTGCAAGAAGAAAATGGGGAGCGCTTTTACAGAAACGTAAAGCAACAGGTGAACCTTATATTATGTTTAAGGGTAATGTCAATAAAGCAAACCCTCCAGCATATAAAGATAATGCTCTGAAGGTATTTATGACAAACATATGCTCTGAGATAGCATTACACACAGATGAGAACCATAGCTTTGTATGTTGTTTGTCTAGCTTAAACCTAGCTAAGTATGATGAGTGGAAGGATACAAACTTGATATATGATAGCACTTTCTTTTTAGATGGTGTTATGGAAGAGTTTATACAAAGAGCTAAAGGTTTAAAAGGATTTGAAAACTCAGTTAGATCAGCTGTAAAAGGTAGAGCAGTAGGTTTAGGAGTTTTAGGTTGGCATACATATTTACAAGAAAAGCATCTACCGTTTGAGGGATTATTAGCACAACATGAAACACGAAGGATATTTAGCCAAATTAAAATCGAAAGTGAACGAGCTAGTATGGCTCTTGCTAATCAGTACGGGGAACCGCTCTGGTGTGTTGGTACGGGATTTAGGAATACTCATCTTAGAGCTATTGCTCCTACTGTTAGTAACAGCAAGCTTAGTGGTAATATTAGTGCCGGTATTGAACCTTGGGCTGCTAATGTATTTACTGAACAAAGTGCAAAAGGTACTTTCATACGTAAAAACCCTACTCTGGAAAAAGTCTTAGATAAATTAAATATGAATACTAGTGAAGTTTGGGAGAAGATATTAGCTGACGGTGGATCCGTTCAGGATGTCGAAGGACTCGACGATGATACTAAGGAAGTATTTAAAACATTTAAAGAGATTAATCAACTAGAGATAGTTAATCAAGCAGGTATACGACAACAGTATATAGACCAAAGTATTAGTTTAAATCTAGCTTTTCCATCTCAAGTAGATCCTAAGTTTATCAATAAGGTTCATCTTGAAGCTTGGAAAAAAGGTATTAAGACTTTGTATTATATGAGAACAGAATCAGTTCTTCGTGGTGATATAGCTGAAAGAGCTATGGATGAAGAGTGTTTGAGTTGTGATGGCTAGTATGCTATACACAACGCTAAAGCCGGTCATAACGATCGGCTTTTTTATTGCTTCTTCATTGACTTGATCTTACCCTTTTTATTAGGTACACAGTTTGGTACATTACGACCACCTTTTTTCTTCATACCGACCATTTGGTAACCTGTCCAACAAGGTCCTTTTTTTCCTTTCTTTTTCATTTTTTCTTTGGTTTAGTATGTTTATAACCTTTTTTCTTTAATGATAAATGTTTTGCGTATGTATTAGCCATAACCCCATTACCAGATTTACCGTACATCATGTGTGGTTTAAACTTTTTCATTTTTTATTTTTATATGGGAATAGAACATTCATTGCATCTCTACGACCTTCACAACCACAAGGGATATTTAATCCTTCAGATACTTTATTAACAACTTTTTTTATACCAGTTGCTTTTGTAAATTTTTCTACACTATCTCCTAGTCCTCTTGATTTCATATAATTAACATTTCCATCTTCTACGTGCTGCTTTACCTCTTTCACCTGTCCAACCTTTTGATCTAGCACAAAATGATTTTCTTCTTCCAGCAGCTTTACTACCTGCTTTTACTTTTCCAGTAACCGCTGTTTTTAATTTACTACCAGGATTTTTTCTTTTATATGCAGCAACACCTTTTGATGTCATGCCAGCACCTTCTTCAACACTCCTGAAGTTTCTACCTTTACCCTTTGTTGTTTTTCTAATAGCCATTACTTACAAGTACAGTTACACTCAGTACAACAATCTGTTACACTAATATTTATAATATCAGCATCACACATTTTTTGATACAATCTCTTAAATGCTGGTCCTGAGCTAGTTAGGTTATTTTCTTCATTAAATCTGTTTGATTTAATAGCATCGCCCACCAAAAGACAACCATCAGTATGGTCATCATCATTTCCTACATGAATATAAACATATTGAAAATCAGGTACATCTTGAAGCATAAAGTGAAAATCAAACCAAGGGTATTTACTACGATACTTCTCGGTTAATCCACTAAGCACTTCACGTTTTTCTACCTTATATGTACCAGCAGGTATACGAGTCTCACCTTTAATTTTTTCAGCTCTATATTCATCCTCTAATGTAAAGCATTCAAACTCTCCATCAACAAACATTAAACCAAGTGTTGAGTCTTTACCTGCGCTAAATCTTTTTAGTTCTAGTTTCATTATCTGTCTTTTTTCTTGTATAGATCTTTCTGTAAATCTTCAATGTGTTTTCTGAGATCCTTAACATCCTCCTCTAAATCACTAACATGATCCAACATCCAAGCATGATTTAAATCATATTCTTTTCTGTCTATAGCGGCTGGCGGAAGTGCTTTTGCATCTTCAATATCCATCTGTAGCTTTACGTACATACTACCTAGTGTAAACACCGCTGCAATGATTAAACCTATTGACTTTAATGTTAAGTGAAAGTCAGGTTTACCATCTCCGTCTACATCAACTCCCATGTTAGTACCACTTCCTAATTCTTGTGCCATATTTTTACTTTTTGTATATTCTTATTATTACTTGTTTATATTAATTATTAGCCTTTAATATTTTTTTTCTATATGCCTCTCGTTTTTTCTCTATATATTCTGCTGAATTTTTATATTCTATCTCCTCAATAGCTGATCTTTTCTTTGTTTTAGAGTTTTTCTTTCTAGTTTCAGCTGCTTTTTTATAACCTTCTTTTCTTCTTTGATCTTGAGCTCTTTCTTTTATAATAAGACCATCGGCATTTTTTAAGTCAAGATCCCATGTACTAAAACCAAACATCAAGGCTGTTTTTTGCCAACCTTTAGTTGTATTATCTAAAGCATAACTAGCATTACTCACTTTCTTTATTACTCTATCTAAAGGTATGTTTACAACAGAAAGACCATAACCAGCCATCATATAAGCAGGATTGTCAATAATGTTTTTTGTTCCCTTAAAACCAAAACTTTGTTTTTTACCAAAACTCTTTGGATTTAAAGTACCAGGATAAAATCCTCTTTCTTTTATAAGATCCTTTTGAAACTCATATGTTTTTTGTATTTTATATCCCTTTGAAAACTTAGAACCTACAGCTGGCGCAACATTTAGCATTGATAAAAGAACATATACATAATCTTTGCCCCAACTCTTACTTTCTTGTTTATGTATTTCAAAAGCAGTGTTTTTCAACATTGCAACTATAGCTCCATGATAACCAGCACCTTTTAATATAGTGTCTGCCATACCATTAGCAGTTCTTAGAATTTTTTGCTGATCTTTCTCATCATCATCACTACTACCAAGTGCTACTGCAAATAGTGCGCTAGATAATGCATTAAAAGTAAAGTTTTGAACAAATGAATAATAGAGTATTTTTGATACATTTTCTTTAGTATTACCTCTATTGTTTGATATATCTAACGCAGCCTTCTTTATAAGTCTATTGTATTGCATAGATGTATTTTGAAATGATAATACCCATCTACTAAATTTATTAGCTTGTTGCTCAGATACCATAGCTGGATCTGATGACTGCTGACTTTGATCAGTAATTTCTGAAAAGTCTTCAAAAGCTTTTGCTTCAGCTTCTTTTAGACTAAGTCCTTGCTCTTGATAAGTTTTGGTTCTGTTTCTATAAAAACTAGCGCCACCAGTTGCTATAGCTAAACTATCAACAGCTTGAGTTGGTGTAAAACCAAGTTTAAGTAAATATCTTAATGCTGCTTTAAATTTATTTTTTTGGCCTTCTATTGATTTAACTAGCTCAGCTTGATTAACATCCATTTTAAAACCTTTTCTTCTTTGTTTTAATTTGTCAGAGTTAAACAATGTAACAACATCAGCATAATACTGTGGTATATTAGCAAATGCTTTGCCAGCCGCATATATATTGTTATCACTCCAATTAACATAGTTAGCAGCTGATAGAGTTTGAAGTGCTGCTGATCTCATATTAAAAAACATTATAGATCCAACAGAACCATTTAGAAAATCAGCAAAAGCGTTAGCTCTAGCATCTTCAGATCCAAAGTTTCTATTAGTACCTTTTTCCATCCTAAAAAGAATATCTTCTAAAGAATGTCTAAACCTGCTACCATATATAGCTTCTATCTTATTTAAGTTTTGCTTGTTAAATATTTCTTTATAGTTGTCTGTAAATTCTTGTAAAAATTCTTTTCTACTTATTTTATCTGATATGTTATTTAAATCACTAGCTATATTATCAATAATCCAATCTCTACTAGGATCAATCCAACCTTTTTCTTGACCAGATATAAGTCCAACACCTCTTGCAAATTGTTGTAAGTCACGATCTTTAGCTACAGCAAAAAAAGCATCATTTATTAATTTTCTACCTTCTGCTGTTTCTGGTTCTAAACCAGTTTCTGTCATATCAAAACCACCGCTTTTCCAAAGAAATATTCTTATAGCTTGATCATATGTAAAATCAGTACCAGGTATTTTTTTACTTAACTTTTTATATACTTTAGGATATTTTTTTCTAAGCTCTCTATAATCTGTTTCTATTTTTTGCTTAGCAGATTCTAACTGTGCTATACCTTTTTTGTACGGTTTATTTAATGTTTCTTCAAAAAACTGTTTATGTAAATCACCTTGAGTACCTTTACCCATAAAAGAATACATAAGACCCATGAAATCCTCTGCTGATGGAGGTACAAAAAACTTGTATTTACCTATACTTGCGCCTTGCTGTCTAGCTATAACTTCTGGTATAACTTTATCAGCCGCTGCTAACGCGGTTTTACCACCTTTTGTTTCCTCTATTATACTATTAAATCTACCACTTAAATCAGCATCACTCTTAGAAAGTTCGTCTTGCTTTGTTTCTTGTTTTTTTACTTCTACTATTTTAAGAGGAGGTAATCCTGCTTTTTCTATTTCTTCAACAACCCTTTTATCATTGTATCTAGCAGCTAAATATTCACCATCAACCATCTTAGCTTTTATAGCTTTGTTATTAGCGTCTTTAGGCAAATGTGATTTAAAATATTTACTTATTATTTTATCATATGTTTTAGGTATAATAGCAACTCTAAAATCTTCCATTATTTGATCAAACGTAGTATTGTTACCGTCTTTATTTAATATATAAAGACCAAGTATTTCTTGTATAACTTGCCTAGCAGGTTTAACATGCTCATAAACATAATCCTTAGGGTTATTTGAATTTAAGTTTTCAATTTGTAAATTTGGTATTGCAGCTGTTCTAACTAAAGCATCTACGTTAGAATTAAATGTCATTAGTATCATACCAAGATCATTTTTGCTTATTTTATTTTTTTCATATAAATCTTTTAAAGTATCAACTATTTTTCTAAATCCTTCTCTTTGATCTTCTGCTTGACGAATTCTATCTTGTTGTTGTTCACCGAACTCAACTTCATATCGTTGCCTAAAAACAGTAGGTAATGTTATTTCAACACGGTTTATAGTTGCCGATTGCGAACCTGATTCATAAGATGCATCAGGTATAAAATTTTTGAAAAAATCAAGTCTACCTCCTATTAAAAAATACCTTAAAGAACCTTTTGCTATATCAAATCCACCTGTTTCTAAATTTAATTTAAACCCACCTGATCTAAGTCCATAAGCTCCTTTAACTGTAGGTCCTACATATTTTAAAGCTGAATCAAGACCTATTTCGTTAATTAAAAGTTGAAATCCTTCTCTAGCAGATTTTATTTGTTTTTCATTTCTAAAATCTAAACTTCTTTTTTCTAAACCTAATATACCTTGAAAAGTTCTCTTAAAAGTTCTACCTAAAGTTTCTTCGTATATATACTTTCCTAAAGTAAGTTTACTATTGCTTTTCTCCCAAGCTTTAGCAGATTTTTCCATCTGCTCTAATATAAGATCTTCATATTCAAAGTTATAGGTTGCAAACGCTTCTTTGTATGCTTTTTTTATATCTTTTGGATTATTTAATGTTATAAAACTATCAGAACCTTCTTTAAAACCATCGTATTTTTTTCCATACATTTGATCAGCAATAGCTTGACTCAACATTAATTCACTTTTGCCAGCGCCAATATCAGCTATTTGCTGACTACTTCCTTCATCAGGTTTCAATTGTTCTCTAACTGTAGTGTTAGTAACTAACTTACCAAACATTATAGCTAAACCCTTGGCTGTTTGAGCTTGTGGTGATTGTACAAATACTTTGTCAGGTATAGTTCCATCAGGAAGTATACCAAGCTCTTGTCTAAACTGTTCTTTAGTAACTGGAGCTAAGTCATATATAGGTAAACCTGATGCTGTATCTATTCTATCACCTTTTTTATAAAAAGCAGTTAATACATTAGTAGGCAAGCCAGTAGATGTACCATATAACTTTTGAGTTACTGCTTTATCTACTACGGCACCTTTAGGAAATATCTTTACAAAATCATCAAACATTTCATCAAGATTTCTCATTGTATTCTTGAGTTCACCTTGAGTAAAATTGTTTTTAGGAATTAATTTTTTTGCTGGTATCTGAAATCTTTCAGCTGTTGTTTCTGGAGATAAATCAGGTAATGATTTAAAGCTTGTTTTTTCAGAACCAAAATCAGGCATATTATTACTTATTGTTTCCGTGGCTTTGCTAGATAAATCATCATCCATTAAAGTTCTTGGATCAATTAAACTTCCAATTCTCTGCGCTTCAGCTTCGGCATCTTCTTTTGTTTTTGTAGTTTCTTCTTGAGTAGTTTGAAAATCAATATTTGATTCAACTAAAAATTGAGAATCTATATCTGAATAACTTGGTTCAAATTTATCTTTAAATAGTGGCTTAAATAAATCAAATGATCTGCGTGGAAGTAGGGTTTCAACATAAGCAGCCATTGGTGACTTACCATTGTATGTTCTAAATAAATCAAAAAGACCACCTTCGCTAAATTTTAATTGAGAAATCATTTCCTCTCGTTTATCTGCTGGTACTATTTCTTGTTTAAATCTATTTTTATAATAAAGATTAACAGTTTTATTTATTATACCATCAAATAATCCTTTATCAATAGCTGTCCATACACCATCAACGCCTTCTTGATCATATATGTCTTGTATATCATTTGATCTTTTTATCATCTCAGGTGTAACTTTAGACTCACTAACACCTTCTTTTACTTTACCTTTTGATTTAGTAAATATTTCTTTATTTCCTCTAATAGCATCTAAGTCTTCTTTACTTAAACTACCATCTCCAAGTTTTTTAGCAATACCACCAATAAATTGTATTACATCTGTTTCACCTTGAAAATCTATCTTGGCCTTATTACCTCTTTTACCAATCATCATTTTATTTACCAATGATGAAAATAACCCAGTAAAACCTCTTGACTTTTTAGATTTAAGATCTATAGTTCCATCAGCTACTCTTTCAATAAAATTAGCAACAATTTCACTTGATTTTTTATCAGCTGTCTGATTACCAAATAAACCACTAAACATTTTGTCGTAAGCTGCTCTATTTGTCTCTCCAGTCCATCTAATTATAACGTCAGCCAACTCTTTCATTTGTTCAGAGTTGTTATCTATTTTTAATAATTCAGTAAAAATACCATGACCTATTTCGTGTACACCAGTTCTGGTTCTACGATTATTTACCATTTGATCTCTTATAAGAACTACTTCATTTTTTTGATTAGGATCAGCTGTTTGTAAATTATAACCGTTAGAATTTTTTATAACGTTTAGTTTGATTTTTAATGGTTGTCTTTTTTCTTTTTCAGCTTTTTTATTCTCTGCTTCTTGAGATTCATCTCTTCTTTTATCTTCATAAGCCTGAGCTTCTTCAGCTGTTTGAAATTCAATTACTTTAGCGTTTAAGTAATCAACAGAACCTAAACCAGTTTCTATTATTAATGCTTTTGTATTAGCTATATCGGCTGTAACTTGTCTTTCTATATATACATCAAAAGACTTCTTTTTTAAATCTTTATCACTAACTTGATCTTCTGGTGAAAGACCCTTTTCTTCTCTAATTAATATCTCAGCTTCTTTTCTTATTTCGTCATATTGCTTAGGGTCTGATTGTTGTAGATAATGATATTTATTACCAAAGTCTTTTGGGTTTTTAAACAAATCAACAGCTTGTTGATAACGATCAAATCTTTCTTTTAATGGTTTTAATTTTTCATTTTTAGATTTTTGACTTTCATCACTGTTTATTATTTTTTCAGCTTCAATTCTTAATTTTTCCTGTGTATCTATAGCGTTAACATGAAGTTTATAGCTTTCTTCTGATAGCTTATCTCTCATGTTACCATCTAACTCATATAAAATATCGTCGTTTTGTTCTTTTAATTCTTTTATTTTTAAGTCTAATACTTTTTTGTCTTCCTTAAAATCAGTTCGTTCTTTTACTTTTTCACCTTTTAAAGCTGATACTTTTTCAAAGAAAGGTACTTCAGGATGCTTACTTTTAAATTCAGCATTTAACTTACCCATCTCTAATATGTTTTTCCTATATGTAGAGTAAGAATCATAATCAGCAAACTTACTAGCTGCTGCTGCTCCAAGTACAGGTGCTGCAGACATACTAAACCCAAATAAGCCTCCAGAGAAAACTGCATGATCTACATTTTCTAATACTGGTCTACCAGTTATTAAGTTTTGGGCTATTGAAGTTAAACCTTCTGTTGAAGACTCCATAAAAGTAGGTACTACAACTCCGTTCCATGAATTTTCTTTTATGTATTTTCTAAATCCAACTTTAGCTACCTCTCTTTTTCCAGCTTTACTAAATAATGTAGCTCCTTGTTTTAATATTTTAGCTGTTGGTAAACTACCTAATACACCTTCAGCTAATCCAAAACCAGTTCCAATTAAAAACTTTTCAGTATTACTATATTCAATATCATTAAACTTATATTTATCTTTTTTGGACATCATCTCCTCGTATTCCATGTCTGATATTTGATTACCAGCAGAAGACACACCAATAATACCTACACCAATACTACCCGTAGCCATCATAGTAGCTATTATAGGTGCCTGTGTACTTATTTCTTGCATTAGAAACTCACCAAAGTTACCATCTTTAAAAGCATCTTTAAACTGAACATCAGGAGCGTAGTTAAATCTTTCTTTCTCCATATCAATTCTATGCTGTAGTTGTGCGTATTTAGCTGCAACACCTTGTATTGATGAAAACCCTACAACTGCATCTTGAATTCCATATATATAAGAAGCTCCTCCTAATATTATTCCCTTAGTAACATTATAAGCTGAGTTTGCATTTTTACCTAAAGAATCATAGTCTCTTCTAAGTAAATCAAACTCTAATTCTAAATCAAATTTATCCTCTAAATTATTATTGTAGTTTTCTTTATTTTCTTCGTAAGCATTATACATACCAGAGATTACATTAGATTCTTTTTTTACAAAATCAAATGCCATAGTATACTTATCAACTACTGATTTAGGTATTTTTTTACCATTAAAAATAAATTGTTCTTCACCTTCTTCTCCAGAGCCAAATATAAAATTAGGATCATTTAAGTCTTTTTCAATTTTTTCTTTATACTTAAATTGCTCAGACTCTTCAAGTAACGTTTTTCTAGCTATAAAAGCATTATAATCATTATTTATTTTTACTTGATTTTCATTAAAGTTATAGTTATCATTTAAAGTTTTATAATCTAACCTATTCTTACTTAAAAATTCTTTTTGTTTTTTTGGTGTTAATGATTTTATGAATTGATCTGTTTCATAATTTTTTAGTTCTATTATTTCTTTATCAGCAAGTCTTCTTCTTAATGTAGCTTCAAGCACTTCATTAGATGGTACTTCATTATTTACTTCAGATAATTCTATTTTAAGATTTTTAAGTTCCTCTTTGTATGGAGTTTCTACTATTTCTTCATCTGGAAGATAAACACCCATGCCTAAATATTGCCCAGTTTTATAAGTTTTTACTTCATCAAAAAGAGATTGATCACTGTATTTGTCTTCTATTTCTTGTATACTTTTTTTTATTTCTGAATTTTCATTAGCCTTATCTAATTGTTGATATGTAAATTCTTGATCAACAAAATCTTTTTTAGGTACATAGACACCCATACCAGCATAACTAGGTAAAGAACTTTCTTGTTTTTTTGTTTTTAACTTTTTTACTTCAGGTTTTTTTTCTTTTATATTACTTATTGCCGAGTCAAAATTAGTATCAAACTCTTGATTATCATTTGGTTTTAAAGCTTCTGAGGTTATATTATTTGATTTAATATAATCTTCAACACTCAACCCTTCGGATTCAGCATTAGTTTTTATTTGCTCAAAAGAAATTTCAGAACCGTTTAAATAAAATTTATTCATATGTTGTTTTGATTATTCTTTTCCTAAAACTTGACTAAGTGTAGCATATTTGTAAGCTAATCCATTTGGATCTGTTACTGGAGCAAACAATTCTTCTATTGTATAGTCACCACTTGATCTACCATCAGTACCTGATAACATAAATTTTGTTACACCATTATCATCAATTTTTGTATTTACCGTGAGTTTATTATCTCCTAAGTGTTTTCTTAAGTCATTGGTTAAATTATTTTTTGATATTTCTAACATTTTATCTGCTTTTGATTTGTCAAGCATTTCACCATTAAAATCAATAGGATACTTGTTAGGTTTAGCAAGTGTTCTTAATACATTTAGGTTGCTTGCAGGTTGTTGAGATTTTTTAAATAATACATCCAAAGCATTTATAACTTTCTGATCTTTTTCTTGTGCACCACTAAAACTGCTTTTACCTGCTTTAGCTTTTTCAATTTCTAATTTTAAGTTGTGTTCATTTTCTTTTTTCTTATTATATATGTCAAGTTTACCTTTGTGTAATTGTTCAGCTACTTGATATAATCTACCATTACCTTTGTCTGTTTCTCCAAAAAGATAATCAACAGCTTGTTTTTTAGCTTTTGTTCTTACTTCAATATCTTTACTTTGAAGATTTCTTATCAATTCTTCATTACCTTCTTTTAATGAAACACCTGGTATTGGATTATCTGTAAAAAAAGTTAACAATTGATCTGTTTTATCTTGTCCTGGTTTAACCAACCGTTCTCTTTGAATATTAAAATTATGCTCAAGATCTACCTTATCCATTGGATCACCCTTAGCGCCTTGTTTTTGTAAATCATCAGTTATAGCTGTGAAAGCAGTTGCAACACTAGCGTCAGCAACTCTTGCTAATGTAGAATCATAATCACTAATACTAACATAATTAGCAGTACCATCTTCATTTTGTCCGTCTGATATTCTTAAAAAGCCATTGTCATCAAATGCGTAGTCAACATCTTCACGTACAAAAGCTTCAGTTTTACCTAATATAGTATTGTCATCTACTCCGTCAACACCTTCAACTGTATTAAAATCTGCATAACCATTATTTTTTGCTATATCAGATCTAGTAAGTCTTATAGCATTTAGTTCATCAAAACTATCTACTGTGTTTTGCATGCCAGTTCTTATTTTCAATAAACCTTCTTGGGCTTCAGCATACTCAGGTGAATCAACTGATGACTCTTCCATTATTTTAAAATATTCATTAGATTGTGATCTCCATTCTTTAGCTTGATTAAGAACTAATGATGTTTGTTTATCTGTTTTAGCATGACCAGATACTTCTACTATGCTATTTTGAAAAACATCAGCTGATCTCTTTAAAGAAGCAGCTTGTTTTTCTTTACGAAGGTTTTCTTTTTCTTCTTGAGCTCTTTTTATTTCTTGACCCTTAGTTATACCTTGCGATATCTTATCAAAGCCATACCTTAAGCTTTCACCAAGTTTAAAATTTGGATCTTGACTTCTATATGCTTGACTTGCACTTTTTATTAATCCTGCGTCTGCTGCCATAATTTTATTATTTAATCCATTTTTTCTTGAATACCAGGTATTGCTGATCCTACCATACCCATACCACCACTTACTAATCCTGAAAATGCATCAGCTTGCATCTGACGCGCTGCTTGCATTTGTGCATTAGCTGCTCCTTGTTGTTCTCCAGCAAGCCCAAACATTGTTGCTCTTCTATCAAATTCCATACCTTGAACAGCCATAGCCCCTTGTCTTTGTTGCATTTGATTTTGAGCTGCTTGACTAATAAACATTTCTTGATTTCTAGTTTGTGCATCAACTGATGCCATTTGGTTAGCTTGAGCCATTTGTGCTTGAAACTGAGAAGCTTGTAAACCAGCTGCTTGATTAGCACTTGATTCTTGAGCAATAGCTTGTTGTATTTGTGATGCTTGTGCTGCAGCCGCTTGAGCGTTCTGTGCTTCTTGCATACCTATAGATGCTGATGCTTGTTGTAAATTTTGAGTTTGTTGATTTGATAAAGCTTGTGCTAAAGCAGCTACTCCACTGCCACCCGCAGCACCTCTCATACTTCCAAGAGTGTTTGCTAATCCTTGTTGCTGTTGTTGAGCTAAAAATTCTGCTTGTTGAGTATTGACTGTTAAGTCTTCAGCAGTATTTTCCATTCTAGAAGCAAAGTTTTGCATGTTGTCAGCTCTTTGCTGAACACCAACACCAAAATTTTCTAAATTAGCTGCAAAGTTTTGAGCATCAGCGGCAGTGTTTCTTAAATTATCAAATTTATTTTCAAATGTAAAGCTTTCATAAGCCCTTTGTTGCCTTCTAAAGTTAGCATCAGCTTTTCTTTGAGCATCTGTTGCTCTTTTTTTAGCTTTAGAACTTCCAATTAAACCCGCTGTTGTACCTATAACAGCTAAGGATCCTCCTATTATTGCAAACGCCATATTTTTTTATTTTTCATTTTTTAATAACTCTAAATCAGCTTTAGTTATTAGTGGATCTTGAAAATCCTTTGCTATAACCTCATCTTCAATTTCTTTTAAATCTGTTTTATCTGTTACTGATACAGTTATAAAAACAGTATCTTCATGCATATATAAAACTCTTTTAGTGCCAGGTTTAGTAATACCGCTGTAAGGAGCTTGAATATGTTGAACTCCTTCATCCGTTAATATAGAAACCTTACCTCTCATTATAAAATATGGATGTAATTTTTTGTGTATTTTACTTATTATAACTTGACCAGCCGGCATAAATATTTCTCTAATATAACACCCATCACCAAAGCTGTGCTTTAGTGGATTTATTTTATCTAGTTCATCACCAGTATAACAAACGCCAGAATCAAGTAATTCTTGTTCAAGATCTAATACTTTATTTCTATATTCATTTATTTGTTTTAGTGAATTTTCTTTTTGTTTTTCTAATTCCATTAAATTTAATATTATAGTTACACTATTGTATTATTATTTACTACTTTCTGAAACATCTGATCCAACTTGATATAATTCTATTTTATCTGTAGAATCATTTTTCATTTCAACTTCAGCAAAATAACCATTTAATGATGATAAATTTGCTTTATTATTTTTGCTAAACAATATGAAATCTGTTCCGCCAGGTCTTGCTAAGGTAGTAGGTATCTCACAAGTTATCACGGTAGAAGTTAATGCTGTGCATTTTCCTAACTCTACAGGTGCAGCACCTACTCCAGATGTTACTGCACTTTTATAAATAGTATCACCAATTTGTAGTGACGTATTTATAGGATTGCTAAATGTCATTTGTATTGAATCTGGCATATTTTATTTATTTAAGCTATTGAACCGCTTTTTGTTACTGTAAATGTAATATCTAAATCGTCTGTTGTATCAATACCTGCTTTTAGAGTTGCTGCCCATGAAAAACCTAATTTAGAAGCGGATGTTCCTTGATACTTACCATTAGATAAAGATGTCCAAGTATCGGTGTAATCAGGACTAGTAACTTTTAAAGAAGATATTTGTAATGCAGTAATATTACTAGTATCATCAGCAACAGCATTTATAACTATTTGATTTTCACCACCTTGAGTTGTGTTAGCACCTTCTTTCAAATTATTACCTATTAATTCAGCTATTATATAACCAGTACCGTTATATGTTGCAGCACTTCCACTATTTACAGCAACTCTATTATGACCACTAATTAGTACGGCTTCTGAAACATCACCACTTATTTTAGTTTTAATTGCTTTTTTAGTTGTTACTGTGGGTGGTGTATAAACCGTAGCTGAACCTTCTATTGTATGGGATAATAATTTATCTAAATCTAACTCTAAAGTAACATCTGCTAATCCATACTTAGATATTTCAATATCACCAGTTACTGTATACTTATTACCTGCGTTAGTATTATTAATTGTACCATTAATATTTTTAAGATCAAAATCCCAGTTTTCTGGTGTTGTTTTATTAAATAAGAAAACTGTACCAGTTGTTATTATACTAGAACCTGTAGCAGCTGTACCAAGCGTTATTACAGTTCTATCTGTATTTATAGCAGATACTGTATTTGTATGAGAACTTGCAACAGTACCATCTGAATTATATATGTTATAATCAATACTACTACCAACATAAACTGCATCAGGTATTGTAGTGGTTGGAGTACGTGTAAATGTTAAAGCAACATTATCACTTAATGATTCACTTTCTGATAAAGTTAGTGTTGTATGATCTGAAGGAGTGTCTAGAGCAACCGCTGTAACTGTAGGAGTACCAGATATACCACTTCCTGAAACAACATCACCTATCAATATATCACCAACTTCATTATCAACTACTAAAGTATCACTATTAATTGCACCATCCACATTAGCCGTAGAAGTTACTGCAGCAGCAAAACTTAAAGTAGTACCACTGTTTATGCTAGCAGTACCAGTGTATGTTAAAGTTGCTTTTTCATACTTAAAATCATCAGCACTTATTTCTTTAATTTCACTTAATATGAAGCTTTCATCATTAGCAGATGCATCAACAGCTTGCATTATACTACTTATATTAGCTATATATTTACTTGATCCACTAACAGGCTCATGTTCTGCATAAGAACTAATTATATCATAAGTAGCAGAAGTAGTTACAGCTGAAAAAGTTAAATCAACATTGTCCGATATACTTTGTGCAGAAGATAAAACCAAAGTATTTTGATCAGTAACTGTTTTAATGGTAACATTGTTATCAACACCACTACCAGTAACCCTATCTCCAACAGCAATTGTTCCAGAATTGTTATCTACTACTAAAGCTGTAGTGCTACTTATTGTACCATTAACCTTAGCTGTAGCAGTTCCTGTTCTTGAACTTGTAGTTGCTACACTACTACCTGGAAAAGCATATACTTGATCAGGTATAGATTTTTTTAATTTTAATTTAATTTTAGCATCTGGTAATTGCTTTAAAATAATATCTCCATACGTATTAGCATTAACCTTAGAAAAAGTTATTACTGTACCTGATGCCAATTGACTTATTGAAGATGGTTGTATTCTAGGAGCTGAAATAGATGTACCTAAAGTATCAGAAGTTTGACCTGGTACAACAAATCTATATGTATTAAATCCAGCTGAAGAACCTGTGTTAACATTAAAAATTTGTTCTTTTAGATTTATCTCTGTTCCACTGTTAGCTGTTGATGAAACTATAAATCTTCTACCTCCAGGCATTCCATTCCAAGTAACATCTGTACTCCAATCACCATCACTTAATACTGGAGGAGCGCTAGCAAATGTCAATTTAAATCCACTAGCCCAAGTTGCTGATTGAGTGGATAATGGTAAAAAATTAGCTTTAGTGGATGTGTGATCAGCAATATTTGCGCCTGGAAACTCATCACCAGCAATAGTGCCGTCGGCATTAAACTTTGTTCTTTTTATTATAGTAAGTGGTTGGTTACTAAGGACTTGACCTCCATTACCTGAATCATCATATTGATTTATACCTGGATCTATTCTATAATAAATATATTTCTCATTAGAGTTTGTTAATGCTGGAATTACCTCATCAAACTCATATACACCACTTGCTGGAATAGCATGATGGCCAATGTATGGATAGTCTTGCCAAGCATAATCTGCAGCCTTACCTGTCGCTATTGTACCATGCCACCACGATATATTATTACCTACGCTATTAGATGATGTACCATAATCTGTTACAACAGTATAGCTTGCAGCATCCACTGTTTTTGTTTGTTCTAATTCTCTTCTTGTTATATTAAACTTAGCACCAGGTGTTCCAAATATTTTAAAACTTCTAGTTTCTCCAGTTGCTAGCACAGTTCTTTTTGATACCTCTGCACCAGTTATAGACGTTGGTACTGCCGTTACTTCTTTAATTGCTTTAGCAACAAATGTTATTTTATCACCAGTAGGATTTTTAGATCCAAAAGTATATCTAACAGTAAAAGTAACCTTAGCATCTTTATCTGATGAACTCCAATTGTTAGTTATCCTGTACATGTTTTTACCACCACCACCGTTGCTATACACAACCGTAGCCACAGGAGCTTCATCAAATTCAAAACCTGAGTCTGGAGTAAATGCTATAGTAAATACTGTAGATTCAACGTCAACAACACCTCCCGTATAAGTATTTGTACCAATTATGTTTGAACCAGTAACAATACTACCCTCTGTTGTTGCAAGTGTATTTTCTTCAAAAGTTTCATGAGTTATACCTACACTATACGTAGTAGTTGTTAATGCTCCAGAATGAGATATATTAACAGTATGGCTTATATCATCAGTAAGAGAACTATCTGTAGATGCTAAAGAGCATGTTACATTTGCTCCGCTTTGAGAAAAATTACAATTAGAACCACTAAAATTACCAGCAACTAAGGTATAACCCGTAAGCGGTGTTATTGTAAATACACTAGTATTAGATACGTCAGATGTATTTATGTTTTGTACAAAAGATACAGGATCAGATATTGTAATTTTACCAGAAACATTAGCTCCAGTTGCTGTTAAAGTTTTAGTTATAGTTATTTGTGTTCTTGCTGTATCTCCAGCTATTGAAGCATAAGTTCCAACACCTTGTACTGTAAACTCTTTTTCATCAATATTACTTAATGTTGTAGTATCTCCAAGTATGTTATTACTCCATAATCCTTCTTTTTCCACAAACTCCTTAACATTACCCGTTTGTTTTTCTGTTAATACAGAGTTAGCATACCAACCTTTTTTGGCTAATGTTTGACTAGCACCATTATATGTATATTTTCTAGAATCACTTCCTTCATAATTTATAGTTTTAAAACTTTTAACAGAAGATGGTGCATCATTCATTATAACATTAACAGAAGATTCATAACCTGTACTATAAAATTTATTTCTTATAGGATTATTATGAGAATATAATAAACCTTGATTAAATGTATAATACAAACCATTTAATGAAGTTCCAAATTGTGGTATAAAAGACCTAAACGAAGTCCAACCATCAACTCTTTCATCAAATGATATAGTATAATTGTTTAATGTTAAATTATAGCACTTTTTGTTTTCATCAAACGTACCTATAAAACCGTTAGACAGTGGTATATTATCATTAAACCAATCACCCATACCCTTTTCAGATATATTAGTTATACCGTCTCTAGATAGTCTTAAAACACACGATCTGGCTTTGTCTAAAAAATACATTCTAAAACCATAATGACAAATAGATTCAGGAAACTTACCACAACCGTAAGTACCTAAATAAGGTATTGTTTGACCTAAAACATTATTACTAGCAGTTAACTGAGGATTACCATCAGCATTGAATAAAGCATCTTTATTTGCTAGTATTCTTAATACTCTATCTTCACAAAACGTAACTAAATCTGTGTCTCTAGCAACTATTCTCTGTATACTACCATACTCTGGGTTTAACTCTTTAGTTATATTTTCAGCTTGTATAAATTGATTTAAATCATTAACACCACTTATGGAGTTTATTATACCAGAAAATATTAAACCACTTTTCTTATTATCTTCTTTATAACGAGTATCTATTGTTGATGAAACAATTGGGCCTTTGTCTATAAAAACAGCATTAAAGTCATCTTGTATCCTATTTGATTCTACGCCATTACCAAAAGAAAAGCAGTTGAACCAATCAATAGAATTTTCAAAGCCATGTATTTTATTATCTTGACTTAATGTTATACTTGTTGTAGTGTTTGTACCAGTAGCTGTTATATCTTTATAATACAATTCATCACTAGACCATATTCTATATGTATATCCAGCATTGACAGTACTATTTATAGTGCCTGACCAAGATATAGAAGTTTTCTTATCACCATTAGTATCAACAGAATTATCAATACCTGTTATTACTTGTTTAGTTGTATGCTCTGTATTTTGTATTTTCATACCAGGCTTTAGTATAAATAACTGATCTGAAGCCTCATAAAATAAATCTAAATCAACAGAAGTTATAGGTTCTGTTTCAAATACAGCTGGATTAGTAGATGTTAAGTTATCATTTTCAAAATCTATTTCTCTTTTTACTATAGCTATCTCTGTTATTATACCAGTAGTACCACTACCTGATACAGTGAAATTATCAAAATAACCTCCTCCATCTTTTATACTTTCAAATTCAACATTATATCTTCTTCTTTTACCTGATAATTTCTTTTTCTTGCTTGTAGTATCAGATCTATATGATGTAGTAATAGCACAACTTGTAATCTTATATACACCACCAGCAAATCCACTAGAATTTGAAAACTGTATTAGAGTACCTGCTGTATTTATTTTTGATAAAAAATCACTTATTTCATTACTTAAATTATGATCTACAGTGTTTTCTCCAGTGTCAACCCCTGATAAAATAAAAGAAAATGTTTTGTTATCTGATTTAGGATGTTCATTATCTAATATCCTAAGATCTGAGAATTCGTTATTATCAGCTTTTGAATCTTTCCAAGATATTCCAGAGTTTTCACTATTATCCTCTGTAAAATCATTTGTTGAATCTAAAGATATATTTTGTCTTTCTTTTACACTATACTTTATTTTATTCAATTTAAATGCATCAATAACATTTTCATCTAAAATAGTGTCTCTATTTACTTTAACAAAAAATCTTCCAGAAAATTCAGATTTATAAGAGCTTGTTTCTTGATATATATTTATTTTAAAATATTCGTTTGCTTCAAAATTAGTTGAAGCTAGTATGGTGGATTCTTTTGATTCAAAACCATCTTCAAGATTCACTTCATAAACAGTAGTAACTCCCATAGTGCCAGCACTACCATTTGTTTCTCCATTTATACCACCACTTTCTATTTTGTATTTGTCTGTAGTACCTATTTCATTTCCAGAAGAGTCATACGATGTTATACTAACATAACCCAAAGAATTAAAGGATCTAGCAAACTCCGGATTTTCAGCATCAGTAGGTCCTCTAAATTTAAAATAAGAAGAGTTTACTGTTGGTTTATTGCTAGCATCTGACAATATAATAGCTCTATAGCTTGATTTTAAATTAATATCAACCGTTAGTGACCTAGGTGCCTCGTTTTGTATATCTAATATTCTATATTTTGCTTCTTCTTTAACAAAATCGTCAGAATCATGTTTCTTTTTTAATGTTATATATCTTTCCTCTTGTATTTTATTTCTTTCAGATGATGGGAATGATAACCACACACTATCATCTTTAGCTATATAAAATCTATCTAGAGCAAGATTATAGTATTCATTTGAAGTTTCTTTTATAAAATATTTATAGTGAGTTGCCCAGTCCGGAGGTATACTATCAATTCTTGCTGATAAATAATTAATAGAATCAGCTTGAATTTTATTTATAATAGCAGATGATTTTTTACTAGAGAAGACTGGTGTTTCTCTTTGAAAATAATCAGAGTAAACAACACCAACTTGGTATGTTCTTTCTGATTTTATAGATTTTTCACCAACACCTATAGAAGAAGTCCTATTAGTTATACTAGATGTTACTGATATTTCAGGTATGTTATTATCTTCTATGTCATATCCTTGAGTATAATTAGCATAAACTAATCTATTACCAATTGTTTCTTGAGCTTTAGCTTTTAAAGGAACATTATCCCAAGGTCTTAATAATTGATTTGAAGGTATTACTAAACCCAATGTTTCAGATTCAACAGTATAACTAGTTGACTCATCAGTTATAGTATGTGTTACATAAACTAAATTATTATTAGACTCTTTAAGTAATACTTCAATTTTTTCTACATCAAGAGGTTTTTCAAAACCACTAACAACTATTGATTTAACAGTATTTAACATACCGTCATTATACCCATCATCAGATTTGTACGTAAATGTTCCAGGTAAAAATGCAATATCAGAAAAAGGTGAAAACGTAGAGTATTCACCATCATTGTATTTCCATCTATATGCAAACCTTATTAACTTTTTTTCAAATAAAGCTTTACCCTCATCCAACAAACAAGTAAATAATAACGAGTTATCTGGTAAATTACTAGGCTTTGTTAATAGTATAGCTCTTACACTATTAGCTTCATTTAATAATTCTGTTATTTTTATTGTTAGCTTGTATGTTGTTGTTGATTTATCTGAATTATCTTGAGTGGTAGTTAATGTTATTACATCATCTTTTAAGAAGTTAGGAGTAGGTGCAAAGCCTATAGTAAAAGCTCCTCCAATACTTATATCAGAAAAATCATAAGAAACAAAAACGCTATTGTTATCAGCACTAGTTCCTATTCCAGATCTTTTAGAAGAACTTAATGTTAATGTAGGTGCATTTCTAGGAGCTAACTTTATAGTTGTTACGTGCTCATTTTTAAAATTATTAGCAGCTGCTCTTTGAGTGGCATTCATTACCGTGCCATCATATTTTGTAGTAGTTGCAAAATCTACAGAACCTGACTTAAATTTTTCTATATTTATTTTTTTAGGATCAGTTTGATTGTCTGTCCAAGCTAACAACCCTTCTATAACATTAATACCTGTGACTAAATAGTCTTTACTAAAATTTAGTATACTTCCAGTATCCACTAACACTGGTAACACTTCTTTAGTTACATCATCATATTCAGCAATACAACTAGCTTCATCAGAAGCTACTAACCAATATATTTTATTGTTTTCATTGTCTACAACATGACCTATACATTCAGCATTAGTTAAGTTAGATATAAAACTAGAGCTCCAATTAGAAACTGTATTTGTAACAGCATCTAATTTTTTACCATTAATTAAAGTATTACCTAAGCTGTTTTGAATAGAACCTATGTCAGAGCCTTCAGAAGTAACTATTTCTATGTTTTGTGCATCTCTGTACTCACCATTAGGTATTAATCTCTCATCAAGATCCTTATTCATCCGACCAGCTCGGAAATGATGTTTTATGTCTGGCATATCTTAATGTTTAATTTGCTTAGATTTATTTCTCATTATTTGGGTAAGTTCCTCGGATTTGAGGTTAGATAATCTTAGTTTTGCTTTTCTTTTTTCAGCAAATCTTTCTTTTTTAAACCTGTTAATTATGTATTCAGGTACTTTAGTTTTACTAGCTAAAACAGCGTGGGCTATATGTTTATATATGGCTTCTTCAGCAAATTTATGAACGACCATTTCTGAGTCTTGTGCAAGTCCATCACTAATATATTTAAGTGTTACTAACCTGCTTGATATATTAGAACTAAAATATATAATACCTTTTATCTCATCAATAAAAAAAGATCCATTATTTTGAGCATACTCTGGAGTTATACCAAATCTTCTTCCAGCAGCTTTTAAATCTAATTCATCTAGATCTTGCTTGGACTCTTTATTTTGTTCTATGTTTGACGATGTAGAATATTTATCCCAAGTCAAAGAATTGAAAGATGTTTGTAATTTTCCATTAACATCAAATAAATATCTATAATCTGAATCCTGCAATATACCCGTGGGATTACTAGTGTTTCTAGTTGGATATATAATTCTTTCAATACCATCCCCATCCGACCAACTCAACTTAACGTAGTTAACATAGTCTTGAGGTAAAATCATATTTAATGTTGGAGGAATTTCTATTTCTTGAGATTTAATTGATTTTAATGTATCATAACTTAACTCTTGTATACCTCTCTGAGCATGAAAAGCAACATCTGCTTTTTTTACTCTATCTATTATTTTATCATTACCTACATAAGAAACCATGAAGTTATCTATTATATCACCAATACTTATATGTTGATAATTACCATATTCCTCTGTAGATGTACTTTCAATAAATACAATTTTTAAACCAGATTTTGGTGCACCACTAGATTCTTGAAGATCTGAATTTACCCCAGAAGTATTATGAAAAACTATATTATAAGAATCATCAGCAGAAGTGTCTGATGGAGCTGTACCATTATAAGTATACGTACTTTTGTTTATAATTTTATTATTTATATAAACATTTATATCAGCTTGTTGAGTTGGTCTTGTAGTAAAATATGACGTAGTTATATTAAAACTAGTTGTACTTCCATTTCCAGTAAAACTTTGAGACTGATTATAATATGCTTCCTCAGTTCTTGTTCCTAGTAGTCCCATTTATTATGCTTTTTCTTGTTGAACTTTTTTAATTTCTTCTTGAGAAGATACCTGATACAATTGAGGATCTTCAAGTAATATACCAGCTAAAGCCAATATTTTTATCACTAAATTTGTTTCTTCTGATTCGTGTAATTCAAAGTTTGTGGATGTTGTACTGTTATAAAGAGAAACATCATTAACTACAGTACCAGTCCAACTAACTGCTGCTGGTTTTTTTATATAGTTATATGTTATATCAGATGATATAGTGCTTGGATAAATCTCTATTCTATTACCAGAGTTGGTTTTTCTTATAAAAACAGGTCTTTTAGTTGTTGGAACTGCTAAAGGTGAAAGGTTATATTGTATTAATTCTTTTCTTGTTATTTCTTCAACCTCATAATCTACTCCAGATAAAGTATAATAAACATTACCTAATTGATATATTTCAGGATTATTGAAATCAAAAGTTAATGCTACATTATCAGATATTGATGATGCACTTGATAAGGTTAATGTTGTATGATTAGAGGGAGTGTTTAAAGCAACTGCATCTATTGTTACCCCTGAAGACACACCACTTCCAGTGACTGTCATACCTGGTAAAACACTACCGGTTGTAGCATCTAAAACAACAGAAGTTGAACTTGAAATGGATCCATCAACGGTACCTGTACCAGTCTCTGAACTATCAAGTCTAACTAAATTATTAGTTATGGATAAAGGAGTTTGACTAAAAACTTCAAATATAGACATCTTTTCTTCAAGAAAAGCAACTGAATCTGAATATTCTAAGTCGTATTTAGGTAATCTATTGAATTGACCTAAATCATAAAAATATTGATTAAAAATATCAAGTTGAGCTTGGTTAGCGAAAAGATTAAACTCAAGAGGTGTTACATAACCTCTTTTTTCTTTATTTGATATACTTAAAACTCTTTGATATACAGTATCTACGTTTACAGCCATAATTTTTTATTTTGTAGTAGTTAAGCCACCAAGTTGATGGCCTAACATCTACATGGAACTTAATCCTTTAATCGTTTTTCAATATTAGAGTATATTTCCATACCCTCATCTGTTTTGAAGAAAGCCGCTAATGCAGAATATGGATGTTCATCAAAAGGAACAGTCATAACTTTTCTTCCATTGCTACCCCAAGTAAAGTTTCTTTGATCTTGTGATAGTTTAACTATACCAGCTTCTACGGCTTTAATACCAAAGTTTCTTAATTGAACATTATCATCAGAGACTAATTCTAAGAACAATCCTGGGTTTGATCTAGCAAATAGTAATAAATCTCTTTTAAGCTCCTTAGAACTCATCTTAGATACCTCAGATCCAATTTCTACACGCATCACTGCTTCTGCAACATCTATGTCTAGATTTTTTGCTGCATTTAAAGCATCGATTTGTGCTTCTAGATTAACTAATTGATCTTGAGCTATCTGAGCAGGTATATGTTCTTGATACAAGTTGTTTAACTTTGGATGATAAATTGAAAGTAATTTTTGTAACACTGTTTTTTCTCTAGGAACAAATAATCCTCCATTTTCAAAAACAACTCTACCTAGTATTTGATCACCTTTCATTTCATCTACAAAAACTGTTTTTTGATTTGTAGTGTATTTTAATTCTCTCTCATATCCTTTTTCTTCATCAAACCAGTATATACCGCTTGTTTTTATTGAATAAGTGAGTGGACGTAGTTCATCTTTTAATGTGTACATCCTGTCTTTTATAATCCAGTCGTTTTTCTTTTCAACAACTGGTCTTTCCATTGTTGTTGTTGACACTGTTTCTTCAACAATATCTACTTTTTTTTGTTTTTTTGCCATGATATAATATAATATAATATAATAAGTGTAAAAATTACCCCCATCTATAAGACGAGGGTAATTATTAAATAAATGTATTAACCTTTGATTAACATGAAGTTATTAGCTCCTTGAGTAACTAAACATCTTTCAGAAAGGTAATGTACTTCCATTACATCTTTTCCAGAAGTTTGTGCCCCAACAGAACCAGTAACCCAAGTCTTCATTTTACGATCATCAGTTTCAGAAGATCTGTAACGAACATGCAAGAAAGGACGAGTTAAGTTCTTTCCTAATTGCTCATCATAAACAGATGAAACACCAGCAGGAACAATAACTCCTCTGATAGCATTCGTATTAGAAGTGTTAATAAATCCTCTTGTTCCTTGATCATTTAAGTATTTCCAATCAGACTTATAAAAATCATAAGATCCTCTTCGGAAACCTGAAAAACCAAGATTCAAAGCCATATCTTCGCTATTGCTAAATACTCCATAAGAACTACCAGTAGCATAAGCACTGTTAATACTTCCTAGCATGTCATCAATTTTAAGAGCTGTTGATCTATTTAAGAATAACATGTTCTCCTCAATTGCACCATTTTTATCAAATGTAGCTAGAATATTATCAAACTCAGTAAAGTTAGTAGCAGGAGTTCCAGAATCAAGACCATCTGTTACATGACCACGAGCTGTAATAGCAGCAAATAATCCTTCACTACCAAAGTCCTCAGCAGCACCATTAATAGAACCATCAGCAGTTGAAGAACCTGCAACACCTTTTACAGATTCCATCATTGACATTTCCAAGTAATCAGCGAATCTTGCTCGAGTGTCTCCTTCAGCTTTCAAATACCATAAGTATCCTGATTGTCCTTCTTCTCCAGTAACTTCCACCCAGCCAACAGCTGAAGTATCAGATCCAGAAACTTCGTAATAATCTTTCAAGATAATATGCTTGTTAGTTTGAGTTTTGAACTGAGGAGCGTTAGCAGCATCTCTACCAGGTTTTCCTTTTCCAAACTCAGAACCATAAACTAATATTGAATATGCACCTGCACCTGCACTATCTGAAAAAGCAAAGAATTGAGTTGTATAAGAAAGAATAGTAACAGAAGCACCACTTACAGCTGAAACATAACCGTTAAACTGCTTATTTTGACCTGCAGCTGCTACAAGAACTTGATCTCCTACTCTTATTCCATGCTCTGATCCAATGGAGTTACCATCTACATCATTTACAATAGTCCAAACATTAGCATCCTCAGCAGTTTCATTAGTAGCTGTGTAAGCTAAATGTAATCTACCCTGCTCAGACCAAACTACTTGATCAGACTGTGAAGCTTCTTCTGCTCCAACTTGAGATAAGAAACCTGAAATTGACCTATTTCCATAAATTTCAGCTTCTTTTTCCATTAAATCAGGTAGGTACTGTTGTGCCCAACCTTTAGTTGCACTTGCTGTAAAGTCAATATAATTGCTTGACAGCGTTTGTTTAGCCGGTGCCGCATCGGGTCCAGCTGCGCTTGTTATTGCCATAATTGTTTTGTTTTATTTTTTAATTTTAAATTTTAATTTTGAAGAATCATCACCTAAAACCTTAAACTTAAATCCATCCTCATTAGTAGAACCAGAAAGACCTTGTCTTGGGTTCATGTCTATATTCTTAGACTTTGAGATACTTTCTTTTAAAGCATCTGCTTTACCTTGCTGATAGAAATGACTTGCGATAGCGTCGGGATTCATTGCTGTAAACATTGATTTATGATAACCTTTAGCATCTGATATTTCGTTGTTTTCATTTAGAAACCTTCCAATGAAATTAGTAATATCACTTTGATTACTTTTAACTTTGTCTACTTCTTTGATATTATATCTGTATTTTTTATCTCCAACATCATATTCAAAACCTTTGAAATTGTTAGAAAAAACTTCGTTAGTTCTTTTATTAAATACTGATTTTTGTCTTTCAGCTATCTTGTTTTTTTGCTCAGACTCTTTATTGTAACGATTAAAAAAATCAATTGCTTTTTTTTGCTCAGGCGCTAACTTAGAACCCATTTTGATCTCTTCATAATATTTAGACTTTTGCCCGTCTAAGTGGACTCTAGCATTAGCAACTTGCTCTTTAAATGCTAGTTTTTTTCTTTTAACCTCTCTTTCATCATCTAATTCTTCATCATAAAGAAAAGTATCTTCAATTAAAAAATTGATTTCATCATTTGATAAATGAGGTTTTGTTTGTTTATAGTAATCCAATAATAACGAATTATCATCAATCTTACTGTAATCTTGATTTAGTCTAACATAATCTTCTAGACTTCCTCCAGTTTCATCCATAAAGTCAACCACCTTTTGTATATTTTCAGGTAAATCAACTCCTGTTTCTTTTTGTTCTTCTACAGCTTCTTTAACTTCTTCAGTTAAATCTTCTGTTTTTTCTTGAACTTCTTCTTCAGTTACCTCCTCGAGAATGCTGTCTTGCTCATCCTTGGAAACTTGTTCTTTATTTTCTTCTGGGATTGAATCTTTGGTTGTGGTGTCTTCGACCACTGGCTGTTCTTGTGATATTGGTTGTTCATCTTGTTTTTCTTCTTCTTTAGTAATCACCTCTTCTTGAGATTTATTAACTTCTCTAAGATCTATTTTAACAACTTCATCTTTTTGTTGTTTCATAGAAGGTTTTTTCTTAACCTTAAATTCAGGTTCTTTTTTAACTGATTCTTTTTTAACTTCTACTTTTTCTTGTTTGTTTTCAGTTGTAGCTTCTACAACCTCTTCTAATTGTTCTTTTTTCTTAGCCATAATATAATATAATAAAAAAATTAAAAATAATTACCTAGGTTCAAATGAACCTAAGTCAAAACCACCCATTGTATCATTACCTGCAGATTCAAAGTTTTTAGGTGGTTTTTCGTTTTTTCTTTGATCAATCAATTCAGATTGTTGACTTGCTTGTATTTTAGTTCTTTGATCTTTACGATCTTCTTTTTCTTTTTCTTTGCCCTTAACGGCTTGAACTTCCATCTGCTTCAATTGCATGTTCATTTGAAACTCAAGTTGCATTAACTCTTTTTTAGCAGCTACTTCTTGTTGCATTTTTTGTGATTCTAGCTGTGCTTTAAGTTGTTCTAATTGACTATCAACTTGAACTAAAGCTTGTTGTTTTTGAACTTCTGATTCTGCAGCTGCTTGTTGTTGTTGAGCATTAGCCTGAGCTTGAGCCTGTATATTCTGTTGTGATATTTCTTGATCTTTCTTTTGTTTTTTCTGTCTTCTTAACTTAAGTAATTGATTTGCTAACTTAATGCTATTTATTTCTCTTAAATCTATAGCATCTTCTAGATCAATGGTTTTTTGTTGAACAGCTACTTGAATATTGTTTTCAAGCATTTGTTTTTCCTCTTCATCTGGTTTTAATTCTATAAATATACCAAAATCATGAATATGTAAATTAGCCATCTCCTCTAGTGTTGCCACATTATGAACACCTATACTTTGTATAAAAGCATCTCTTGTAGGAGAATACTCTATTATATCTGATATTCTCAAAGATAGACACTCTGCTAACTGTGAAGTTAAATCAACACCACCTTGAAGTATATGTCTTGTTGCAGTGTTTGAGTTTGCAGCAGCTAATTTCTGTACACCAACCAACGCTTTAGGATCAGGTGTGCTACCATCTCTTGCTTCGTTTAATCCAGTTACATCTCTTATCATTTGTAAATAATAATTGTATGTCTGAATAAGTGTTTGCATTTTTTGACCACCACTACCGCTAGATATTTCTTGAATAGGTACTTTACCTGGGTTCATATCACCATCAGAAGTGAGTGATCTACCTATAATACTACCAGTTTGGAAGAACATGTTAAGAGCTTCTTGCGGATTATAGTTTGTACCATTACCAAGATCAACTTCAGCTATACCATCAGCATCTAAGTACACGCCATCAGGTATCATTCTAGACATTACTTGCTGCAGTTTCAAATGAGTTAACTGAATCATATCAGCAAATCCAGTTATTCTACTAACTAAAGATTCTACTCTACCATTATATATTCTAGGGGCTACGATACTATAATTCATTTTAACTTTAGTGTTATCGCTTTTTGGCCTCATCATATTTTTAGCCATCTCCCACTTTAATAATTTTTTAGTACCTACTATTAATGCACCTTCATATAATACCTCTAGTGATCTAGATACTTTTTCAAAATTTTCATCCAATATTTCTACAGGCGGATTAAAAGTATCATCTTTTATTATGATTTTACTAGCACCAGATGCCGTAGACTTTATTTTATATACTTCATTCATATAAGTTTTATAATTAAAATATAAAACTTCTATTTGATTAGAATCAGAGTTATTGTTACTCAAATTCGTTCTACTATATCCTCGTTTTTTAGAACTTGGTTGATTTGTTATTTCTTCTAAATCTTCAGTAGTTAATTCAGGAAATTGTTTTTTTAATTCATTAATAGGTATTGTCTTAACCTCACCAACATAATATATGTCTTCAAAATCTGGTGATTCAGTGTATGAATAAACTAAATTAGCTGGATCTACATATTCTATTTTAACACCTTCTGATTTAGAAAATGTATTTTTAACAGCACCTATACCTATAACGGTTAAATCATAATTGACTCTTTTTCTTATTGAATCATATTTATTTTGATTAAGCAGTACATTAATAGCTTGTTCCTCAGCTAACTCAACATTTTGTTTGTATGATAGTTGCATGTGAAGTTCTAACTCTTCCTTAGAATCAGGTAGTTCTTCTTTTGGTGTTGCTGAAAGATTTAAGTTAAAGTTTTCTCTAAAAAAATCATCAAAGTTTTTTAACCTCATATCAGCTAATACGCCTTCCATATACTCAGTTCTTTTACTAACACCGTAAGGATCTTGAGAATAAGCTTTTATATCAAATGTTCTTTCAGATATACCATTAACAACTATATCAACAAATTTAGGTATAATAGGTACTGGTTTCCAGTCTAAATTAAGATAAGATAAATCACCATTTATAGATAACTCATCTTTGTATTTTTGTATAGATTGTTCTCCTCTAGCATAGAGTCTAAGTCTATGATAACTTGTTTCGTTGCTTTTGAATCTATTAGCTCCAGATTCAGTATCTAACCATTCAGCTTCTATAGCTTGGCCTACTTTTAGACCATACTCCATACTTACTTTTTCTAAATCGCTAACTACTTGACTAGGAAATAAATCCTTACTAATTGAATGAGCCATATTTTTATTTTATTATTATTGATGAGCTTCCTTCGTTTTGATACTTTGAGAAACTAATATTTATATTTTGTTTTTCTTTTTTAACATTAGGTGCATATAAATTTCTATTACAAGCCATAACCGCTAAACCTGAGCTTATTGCAGCATCAAATCTTGTTCTATTATTTATATCAAATCTAGACCAATCATTTAATGTTCTATTAAAATACATATCACCATAGTTACCATTGGTTTTTAAACCAACATGTTCTTGTATATACATTTCAATAGCTGCTGCGTGTGCTTGTCTAATATCTTCGCTAGAGTTAGGTATACCACCAATCTCTTTTTCCGTAGTAGATAATTTGTTCCAACTTCTATCTGGTCTGTTCATAGAATAACCTCTATAACCTCTACGCCTTAAGTAGTATAAAAGTCTAGGTTTATTATTCTCTGCTAGTATTGGCATACCATAAAATATTAATGCCATCAAAACATCTTCAAAAAACATCTCAGCAGTCTGAGGTCTAGCAATGTATTCTAAGAAGAAGTGATTAGGAGGAGCATCTTCCATAGAGAATTTGGTGAGTCCATGAAGAGCTCCTTTGGAACCTAGCCCGTCGACCGTCCCCGAAATATCATAACTATCACATCCAAATGCTCCTATATGCTCGTTACCTGGTGTTTTATAACCATTACGTTCAATGACTTTATTTTGCAAATGAGCAGGTGGTATCCAACTTATTTTAAACCTACCTTTTGGATCTGGATAAAATATAACTTGTGAATCTTTAATACCATTAACCCATTGAAAACTGCCAGTGTTAACTGATAAAGATCCTGATATATCCTCGTTATAATCTATTTGTTCGTATATTTTAGTTAAGTTAAATATACTATTCTTAGTTTCATCTCTAAATGCATGCTCCTCTGTTCTAGGAAATTGCCTATAAAATTCATTTAAAGCATCAGGATCATTTTTTAATCCATCAACTTCATTCTGCCAATGCTCTAATATACCTATGTCTATGTATTCACCAAAAGGTCCTTTAACCTCTTCATCTGGTGTGTCAAATACCGGCTGACCGTACTCATCAATAAACCCTTCGTAATTCCATTCCATAGGAATAAAAAGACTATAAAGACCAGAACTAGTTTGCCCATTTTTGTTTCTTTTAGTTATATCGGAATCTCTGTATAGTTTCTTAAAATTTTCACCACCTTTGTCTAAAGCATTAGACGTAGATCCCATCATGCATTTACCAATAATTCTGCTACCTAACCTTAAGGTTGTTTTTGTGACCCTCCAATTGTTGAGGATATTGTTTGGCCTCTCCCACTTCCCTGATTCATCATGTACAAGGAGTTTAAGTTTCTCCCCATCGTAGGAGTTATCTCCTGTATTTTTCCAGTCGATTGTGGTGTCCAAGCCTTGTAAATCTTCTGGTTTGTCCGTGCTCGTGATACTCCGTCTGGTAAGCTTCGATGCTGGTACTCTGAAAGCGAGTTCTGTTTTAGGTCTATCCATACCGTCTTGGATTGGTTTAAAGAAGAACGGGTAGTTGACGGATATTGGCACCACTTTGTCGGTGAACATTTTCTTAGCATCGGGACCGGACTTGGACAAAATCCCATAGCGTGCATCACTGGATATTGTTGCCAGGTTAACGGTTTCACCACTCGCCATGAAAGAGAACCCTGACCGTCTATTCTTAAGGTAACACATTCCATAAGATCGTATATCGGCCTTACAGGCTTCCCAAAAGATATAGAATAATCTATTGGCCTCACGGAAGTCTGGCTTGCCGACGTCAATTTTACTCCACTGCAAGTACATGTAATGAGTGCCAGTAATATAAGTAGGATTACTGTTGTTATAATACCATAAGCCTTCCTCTCTAATTTTGAACTCATTTTCTATATATTCTATGTACCTCTCTTTAAACTCATTTGGATATTCTTTCCAGTCAAATATTGTTTTAATTTTATTTAATTCTTTGGGATATTCTTTTTGCTCAAACTTATTACTTTTAAACTTTACTACATTTTCAGCTTTAGGCAAGGCAACCTTTAATCCTTGTATGCTATACACATCGCCAATTTTACCAGTCTTGCTGATTACAATAACATCGTGCTCTTTGTTATAACCGTAATCCCATTTTTTGGTTTTATTAAGTCTAGATATAGTACTCTTCTTTATTGGTTCTATAACCTTATATAAAGTTTGTTCGTACATTATTTAGATCTCTTTTCAGCAAAACCACCAAATGAAACATCTTTAGTTGTATCAACTGGTATTTTGTTTTCTAATATATTCTCTTCTTCTTGTATGCGATTAAGTATTTCAAAAGCATCAAATATAGCTAGCTTTTTAGTTGCTGCTGCATTCTTTAATCTATCAGCAGATATATCATCATCTGAATCAACTATAGCTTCTTTAGCTACTTTAATTAATTCCTCAACTGCCACTTGCCCAGCTTGGATTATACTCTTCTTCGTTTCCTTGATATTCATATTTGATTGAAATAAAATTAGTCATAACTCTATATAGTTTTTCACCATCTATTACAAACTCATATTCACTGTTAGGTAAAAAACCCACAAGATCGCCATTATTTATACCATAACTAATTAACTCATCATTAGTTAATTTCATTATACCTGTTAGTGGCTTTTCTTTATCAGTATCAAATTTATTGTCTTGGTGTATAGGCTTTACAAAGCAAAACCCTTTCATAGCAGACCACTTTTTATTTCTTTTGTAAGAAAATATTTGATCTTCTCTAACACAATAAGTGTTTTCGTCTATAAAGCTTCTACTGTTTTTTTCTTCACCTCTAACATTATGCCATCTTCTAAACACATTATGATGAATTATAACTTCATCACCTATTTGTAATTCAGTATCTATGGCTAAAGGTAAATGCTTTATAACAGCTTCTCTACTAACGTATTGATGATTAAAAATTTCAGTATTTAATACAAGTTCTTTATCACCAACCTTTTTAGTATTATTATATCTAGTATCCTTTGGTTCAATTATAAAGTCATAAATACTTTTCATTAATACTGTAGATTATATTCAACAGATACAGCCATATTTTTGTTAAAATCTTTCCATATCAAAACATCTTTTTCTTTTTTGATATAGATACTGTATTTATCGTCTTCTTCTATAATATTACAAATTGTATGCCCTCCGTAGACCTCTTGGCCCACGGAGTAATGCATAGCTTCATTTTTATAATCTTTACCAATACTAATCTTACGTATTAGCTTGCTGCTCATCTTCTTTGATTGGTTCATAGGTACCATCAACGATATTGATGCTAACTTTACCATATTCCTTTTCTAGCTTATCTTGTATTTCTTTTAACACAGTTTGGCTAGTTGCTAACTCATGAAGCATATTATGCTTTTGAGTTTCAAGTTGTCCAATTTGCAATTGAGCTTGATTAATTATATTAACCCTTCCTTGCAACTCTTTTAACTCTTCGTCTTTGATTTTTAATACTATATCTTCCATTTTACTTTGTTTTATATGATTAAATTTAATTTACTTATAAATAGGTATTACACACCAATTGTTTTTGTTACTACTGTTGGTGTAATTTTCTCAGCTATCTGATTGTCAAGAGCACTTTTTAACTCTTTAACTTTTTCTTCACCTAATCCTGATTCAACCCAACCAATTATATCTGATTCTTTAAGATCAGCGAAAGCAGTAAAGGTACTTAAATCATCTGTATTAATAGATTCTACGCCATAAATAGTTCCTGAATTTTTATCTTTAGTATCATCTTCAGCATTTAATCTCCAGTGAACATTAAATATTACGTCAGACTTTTTGTCTTTAGTTGGATATGTATCGACTGTCTTACAGTCCCATGTATATGTTATTGCCATTGTTTTATTGTTTTAACGATTCTACTTCTTGTTTTAATAATTCTATTTGAGCTTGTTGTTCTTGCAGTGCTTTTGTTAAAAGAGGTACAAGTTTACTTTGATCTATGCCTTGATGTTCAGGATTTCCTTTACTATCAACTGCATCTTTTTCACCTGAAATAGCTTCTGGAACTACATCTTGAACTTCGTGGGCTAAGAAACCATCTACAAGTGTGTCGGTTTCATCAGCTATAAAATTAAATCTAACTGGTTTTAATTTCTTTAATCTTGTTGTTGCATCCCAAGTATATTCTAAGTTTTCTTTCAATCTATAATCCGAAGATGTAGCATAGACCGTTGCACTTCCTGTGCTTGTGATTTTTCCTACTTCAGTATTACTAATTCTAAAACTCATGAAATAACGAGTACCGCTACTACCTCCATTATCAGCTATAATAGCCGCATAACCTGTTGAACCACTTTTAGCAACAAGAGCGTGTTCAGAAGCATTTACATATAATTTAACACCAGTTACTGTTGAAGTTCCTATACCTACTTGCCCAGATGCATCAATACTCATACGTTCAGCACCGTTAGTATAAAAGTAATAAGCTCCATTAGATTCATTATTGTAAAAAACACAACCACCACCAGAGCTATATATTTGAAATTTAGCTGTGTTATCTTGCTCTCTTAGTGTTAAGTTATGAGTATAAACTCTACCTGTACCTTGAGTAAATAAAGATTGACCACTAGCCAATACTGGATTACCATCTGAATTAATAACCAATCGACTTGACAATGTAATAACTTCATTTGCTGCAGAAGCAACATTAGATGTATAAAACAATATTTCATTATCAGCTAATCTAATCTGAGACGCACCACCTGCTTTTACTGATGCATTATTTCCATTAGCAAGAACATAAATATTATTA